ACAAGTGCCTTAACCATTTGGCGATAGTCCTTCAAAACAAAGCTAGATTTATTTTTAATCAAGCTATTAAAATATTTTTAATTGCAGTTCTAGCTTTTAGATAATGGTTGGGGATGAGAGACTCGAACTCTCACACCATCCGTCAGAGGGATGGGCTCTGGTGGTTTTAGAGACCACTGCTTTAACCGTTAAGCAAATCCCCATTATCTTTATTTCTCTTAGATTGTTTTGCGTTATATCGCTTAGCCGCCTTACAATTTGAACATCCATGCTTATTTTTGCAATGCCAAATACAATAATCTTCTAACCAGAAATGATGTGGGACTGAAGGTTTAACTTTACGATGAGGAATCTTTTTACCTTTCATAATTTTATTATACCTTATTTTTTTATGAAAAATCAATTTTCCTATTGGCAGGTCTACTCCGAATCGAACAGAGACATAATGTTTTGGGGACATCAGTACTACCATTATACGATAGACCCATAAAATAGGGAACCAACCGAAGCCAGTTCCTTGAAAGCATTTCTGCTTTTGTGCATCTGGTACTTCTGAAGGGACTTGAACCCTTAGAAAAAGTTGAGTTTGAATCAACCGCGTCTGCCAATTCCGCCACAGAAGCATATGGAGGGCAGCCGGGGAGTTGAACCCCGCTCCTTGGATTAACAGTCCATTGCACTACCGATGTGCTAGCCGCCCAAAATGAGGTTTATGCAACCTCAAAATCAAGAACAATATAATTGCGCTGGTAAAAATTCAACTCAATCAGAGTATGAACTACACACCAATGCTTGGTGTTATAATCATCAAGGTAAATAATAGTGATAGTCAAATTAGCAGTAGTCATAAACAAACTCCTTTTTAACTTTTCTATTTGTTTTCCTTTATTGTATATATATTATAACATTTTTTTAAGAAAAAATCAATAGATATTTTTCTTAACGCCTATAAAAGTAAGGATACCAATACTTTTTAAGAAATTCCTCTTCAGACAGAGCCGCCATTTTTTCATACCATGACCATCCTAAAGTTTTTGCTTTTTCACAATAGCTAGCATATCTAGCTTTTGCTTCATCAATAGACTCATAAGAGATATAATCAGTAATATCCCAAGAGTCATTAAACTTTTGATAATCATTTTTTGCGTGCGCGAGGAGCGGTTTCCTCAGCTTCTATGCTTCTATTAAGCACACGTCTATATCGCCGATTAGCTCGGATTCGCGCTTCTTTATTACTGCCATGCCGCGGATGCTTACAAATAGGATGTTTCTTATAGCTTCTACTCATAGTACCCTCTCCTTTTAGTATGTCCTTTGAGACTTGAACTCAAACTCTATTCCGTATGAAGAAATTGCATTAACCAATTATGCTAAGGACACATATTCAAGGCGAATATATAATCACTAGTCTTTTAATTAAATCATTAATATTAAAAATATCAGTACATTATGTTATATATTTGCTGTATTCGCCTTATTTTCAACAAGACCATTAATATTATTACATCTTCTTAAATCCCAAATTTAATGATTTTTAATAAATAATATTTTGCTGTGATGGTCTTTACTACTGGGGGTAAGTAAGAGAATCGAACTCTTATGAAAGGAACCACAATCCTCCGTTCTACCATTGAACTAACAAACCCATATGGTAGAATGTGTCAGATTCGAACTGCTCTTCGGCATCCCAAATGCCGAGTGCCACCATTACACCACACACTCTATATCAAGACGTTTATTTTCATTGCTCTACCAACTGAGCTATTCTTCCAATTTGATGGTGGGAGATTTGGGAATTGAACCCAAGACAGATGAATTATCATCATTTGCTGTAAACGTCTTTTTAATTTATTGTATATATATTATACAATATATTTTTAAGAAAATCAATTAAGAATTTTCTGTTTCAGGGATATATAGAACTTTAGTAGAAAGGTCAGATAAATCAGATGATAAATCATCAACAGTCTAAGATAAAGCGGCAACCTAATCTTCAGTATCTGTATTAGTAATTGGCATCCATGCGGTTCTTTCTGGATTTAACATATATCTTGTTTTAGACTCGATACAGTAGCAAATAGAACCTGCCGCCGCATCAGAATATTCAGTCAAAATATCTGTTACATCAGCTTTCTTAGAACAAACTAATTCAAGATAATTATAAACATAATTACCATTTTGTCTAAACATTGCAATCACAATAGCATCCTCCTCTTATTATAATCCTATTGTAATTACAAAATTATAATAAGAAAATTAAACTATTAAGACCACTTTTTATCCTTACTTATCCTTAAAAATGGCGCAGCTAGAGGGATTTGAACCCCCGCACCGGTTATCCCGATCTCACAGTTTTCAGGACTGTTCTCTTCAACCAGACTTGAGTACAGCTGCATATTGGAGCGTTCTATTGGAGTTGAACCAATCTACACAGATTTGCAGTCTGCTGCCTAACCGCCTGACTCAAAACGCATGGTGCCGTGTCTCCGAATCGAACGGAGATAGATGGATTTTCAGTCCACTGCATTGACCGACTCTGCCAACACGGCATATAAACAAGAGTCTCTCAATTTATAAGAGAGTAGGAACTTCCCATCTTCATAAGTACAAAATTGATGAAACTTCTTATGAATCCCTCTCACTTTTACTTACATTTGAATTAAATAAAAGATTGCTGTAAAAAGACTCTTTAAATAAGACGCGGAGATAGGGATTCGAACCCTAGGACCCGTAAGGATCGTCTACTTAGTAGGTAGGTGCTTTAAACCACTCAGCCATCTCCGCACAAACAAGAGAGCATTAATCTTTCTTGCAGAATTTAAATGATTCAGTAATTGATTTTAAATTTGCTGTTACTCTCTTTAATTACTTAATAAATTTCTGATTCTCTATTGCGAATTTCTTCACAGATTTCATTATAGCGATTAATGTATACAGGATACATTGACATATAAGGATTTGTATACTTCATTAAGCGGAAGAACGCATCTCGTTCTGCATACAAGCCATCTAATGAAATCTGAATTACAGGAGTATCGAAATCAACATTGACAAAATTACCTGTACAACCAAGTTCAATCTGCATTGGACTTCTCCATATTTCTAACCTTGCGGGTTAGCTTATTAATAATATTGCGGTTTCCCACAGGGTCACGCGCTTCAAGGATACTGATTCGATTCTTATAATGCTCAATTGACTTCTGCATTGGTATTACTCCTTTTCTCTTTTAGTACTGGTGCGCCCGACGGGAATTGAACCCGTACAGTATTTCTACTAAGGGGGTTTAAGCCCCTTGCGTCTGCCAGTTCCGCCACAGGCGCATAAAAACTAAGAAGTGGTGCAGATTACAGGACTCGAACCTGTGACTTTCTGAATGTAAGTCAGATACTCTACCAACTGAGTTAAACCTGCATATTGGTGCAGTAAGAAGGAATCGAACCTTCAACCTCAGTCTTATCAGGACTACGCTCTAACCAACTGAGCTACTACTGCATATGGTGCGGAAGAGGGGACTTGAACCCCTACTCCGAGGAACTAGAGCCTAAATCTAGCGCGTCTGCGCAGTTCCGCCACTTCCGCAAATAAACAAGGCATCTTTAAAAAATTTACACAAACCAAAATTTTTATTAAAGGATTGCTGTAAATGCCTTTCTGGTAGGTCAGATAGGAGTCGAACCTACAATATTTCTAATGTCACGGGTTTACAGCCCGCTGCCTTCAACCATTCAGCACACTGACCTATATAGAAGTTTTAAGGTCAACCAACCGCACATTTGTTGTTAGAGGAATTTTTGCTTTTCCTTGGGTACGGATGTAAGAATCGAACTTACCTAATATGAGTTTATGAGACTCACCAGTGCCACCAGCTCTTGTTATCCGCGACATATAAGGAGTAAGAGAATCGAACTCTCATTATCACCTTGAGAGAGTGACGTCCTAGACCATTTAGACGAACTCCTTTGGTAGCGGGTAAGGGAGTCGAACCCTTGTTTCTGGGATGAAAACCCAGCGTCTTGACCGCTTGACTAACCCGCCATATTTCTTTTTCTTATGATATATTATATCATAAATTTTTTAATAAATCAATTAAAATTTTCTGACCAACTTTTTTCTTAATTTTTATTGTATATATATTATACAATATTTTTTATTAAGAATCAATAAGTAATTTTATTATTTATTCTCTCAAAATAGTATATTAACTAGACCTTCGCCTTACTTAGATTATATTTTCTTTTTTATTCAGTCACAGAGAAGATGAAGGCTGAGCATCAAGGAGCTACCTTAATACTTCTTCACCCGCGAAACCTCTGACAGGATTGATTACCTGCACCTTTCAGCTCCCATTCAGCATTTTAATATCTATAACCAAGCCCAGTTCTAGACTGGTTGTATTACCATCATCAAGCCGCGTCTTAGCCTACTCAGAGTTGGATACCGATGTTATATCAACATTTCTGTTGTTTCACGACAAAACGACTTATTGGTTTTTCCAAGGTTTGTCCACAGTCACCAGCTAAAGCCTAACTTGGATTCGGCTTTCCTATTCAGAAAGCTATCTATTGCGTCCCCCATCGGCATACTACTTTAAAAAGCAATACATTAAGCACCACACCTTTACTTTGGATTCAAAAACCTCTTCATTCTCATGTCACCACTTTGAATGCGGACCACTATCCACAAGTATCCTTGTTTCGTTTCGTGCCGAGCGCTTTTCAGTGCGTCTTAGCTATATTGGGAAATATAGTTTTCACTAAGATAGTTAATATACTATTTTCAAAGAACAAATAATAAATGGTGCGGATAACAGGATTTGAACCCATATAAACCTTGGTTCGTAGCCAAGTGCACTATCCATTATGCTATATCCGCATATAAAATGAGAAGAGTTAGATTCGAACTAACGAAGCTAGATAGCAGCACGTCTACAAGAATTTTTTGCTGACATAGACTTAATACAAGTCTCATTCATCGTGCCGGGTTTGACCACTCCCCAATCTTCTCAATGGTGCAGCGAAAGAGACTTGAACTCTCGACCCACGGATTAAAAGTCCGTTGCTCTACCAACTGAGCTACCGCTGCATATAAAAGTCGGCTTGCGTACCCTCGCGAGTTGGCATTGTTACCGATAATCAGGTTTTCTGCACGCAGAACTCCTTAAAAGGCTATCCTTTGTTCAACGCAATTTAAAACTCACTTGTCTGGTGGAGCATATGGGAATCGAACCCATCTGAAATTCTGTTTGCAAAACAGACGACCACCCCATGCAGTCCCATGCCCCATAAA